CAAATGAATCTGTAGCTTTAACACTACTTTATAGTGAAATAACAGGAGGATTTAACGACTCATGATTAATTATACATGGACAATAGAAGATGTAATTGTAACGCCAACAGTAACAATAGGCGATGATGCGTTTACAGATGTTATACACACCATAAGATGGAAATGTGTAGGAACAGAAGGTTCATACAGCGAATTTGAAGAACAATCCTGGTCAGTGGATTTTAATAATACAGGAAGCTTTACTTCTCTAGATTCTTTAGACATAGATGTAGTTCTAGGTTGGCTAATGAATGCAGACGAAAGAAATAACCAGGAAAGAAAAATAGCTGGTTATATAGAAGCTAAAAAGAATACTAAAAATATAGGCTAATATAAGATGGCAAATACTCAAATACAATCCGAACAAATAGCAGATGATGCAGTAACAGGTTCAAAGATAGAAAACGCTGTTACGATTGCTACATCAGTTACAAGCCCATTAGTAGATGGACAGAATTTTAAGATTAACGGTGGTCAAGGCTCAGACGGGCAACTTCTAACATCTACTGGAAGCGGAGTGGCTTGGGAAGATGCCCCTGCAGGTGGTCCTACATTTAAAGCTTTTGGCACGTCCTCCATAATGATTGGAGACAACGCCACAGGCACGATTGATGCAGCAGACCAAAATACTGGAGTGGGTGTAGATGTTTTTGCAGCTTTAACGACTGGTGATAGAAACTCTGCCCTTGGTTACAGGGCTTTGTATGCGAATACAACAGGAAGTTATAATACTGCGGTAGGAAGAACTGCATTAGAAAATGTTACAACAGCAGATGGCAATACTGCGGTAGGTGTTGCGGCAGGGTCGCAAATTACAACAGGTGCAAATAACACCTCAATGGGTTACCTAGCTTTAAATCTAAACACCACAGGTGCTAATAATGTAGCTATGGGTAAAGATGCTTTAGCAGCAAACACTACAGCTTCAAACAATACTGCTATTGGGTTAGATGCAATGACATTAAATACCACTGGTACAGGTAATGTAGCGATGGGGCAAAATGCTTTAGCAACAAACACAACAGGTGGAACTAATGTTGCTATAGGTCAAGGTGCATTAGATGCTAATACTACTGCTTCTAACAATACAGCAGTAGGAACTGATGCTTTAGGAGCAAACACCACAGGTTACGATAATGCCGCAGTTGGAAGGAACTCACTTGATGCAAATGTTGGTGGGCATAGTAATACCGCACTTGGAGAAAGTTCTTTAACAACTAATAATGAAGGCGATAGAAATGTTGCTATTGGCCAGGGTGCCTTATTATTAAACAGCACAGGTTCTGAAAATGTGGCTATAGGTCGCGGAGCTTTAGATGCTAATACAACTGCTAGTGGGAATACTGCTATTGGTGATTCTGCTTTAGGATTAAATACTGCAGCTTCTAATACAGCTGTTGGTTGGGCCGCGTTAAGTACTACAACCACAGCAACACAAGTAACAGCACTTGGTTATAGAGCAGGTCAAGATTCAACTGGTAGTTCAAATACTTTTATAGGGTTCTTAGCAGGAGCAGAAAATACTACAGGAAATCAAAACTGTTTTATTGGAGCTTCAACAGCAGAATCTGGAGTATGTACTGGTCATTCTAATACTGCAGTGGGTGGTAATAATTTTACTGGAATTACATCAGGCTCTCTTAATACTGTTATGGGAACTCATGCAATGCGTAGTTTTCAAACAGGTGAAGGTAATGTTGCAATTGGATATAATGCAAAAAGATTACACTCATCAGGAGATGATGCTGTAGTCGTAGGAAATCATGCAGCTTATAACATGACAACTGGTAGAACAGTTGTTGTGGGTAATGAAGCTTTTTACACAGGAACAAGCACAGATGATTCAGTCTTTATAGGGAATCGTGCAGGCTACTTAGTTACAACTGGTTATACAAATGTAATCATTGGAGATAGAGCTGCTGATAGTGCTCTTACGACTGGATATGCTAATACTATGGTAGGGTATAAGGCAGGAAGAAGTTGTGGCGGTTTTGCAAATGCTTTTTTTGGCTCAGGTGCAGGAAGTAGCAATACAGGTGCATACAATACCGTTGTTGGTGCAGGTGCTTCAGTAAGTGGCGCAAGCAATGGTGGTATAACAATTGGGTACGGAGCAACATCCGGAGCAGCAGGCACATACGCAACTCTTGGTTATGGTGGTAGCAAATCTTGGATTTCTTTAGGAGCAACAGGTTGGAGCGGAAGTTCAGACGAAAGGTTGAAAGAAAATATACGACCCAGTGAAGCAGGACTTGCGTTTATAAATGATTTAAAACCAGTTAATTTTGATTGGAGAAAGAAAAAAGACATTGATGCTGAATTATCAAATCATAAATCTGACTCAGACGAAAGGTATGAGAAAGATAATCCAATAGGAAAAATTGGATTTATTGCACAAGATGTTAAAGAAGCACTGGATAATCATCCAGAAGTCATATCACATATATGGGAACAACAGGAAGATGGAACACAGGCATTAACACCCAATGAATTAATACCTATGTTAGTAAAAGCTGTACAAGAACTTTCGGCTAAAGTAGAGGAATTACAAAATGGCTAAAACAGTTGAACAAGTACTTACAGGTGCAGATGATTCTGTAACTTTAATTAATCAAATTAATGATGGCGACTTTTCATATTTCATGGAAGGCCGCACACAACAAATTGTAAATCGTAGAGTACAAGAAAATGTAGACTATTTAGAAATTGTATTAGCTATGTCACCAATGGATGATGAGGATCCTACACCTGATGTAGCAAGTTCAGCAGTAGATAAATCAAGTTACACAACAGCAATTGCAACAGGCAAACAATACATAACGGATAACACATAATGGCATTAACAAAAATTACATCAGCAATTATAGCAGATGGCGCAATTACAGCTTCAGCAATTACAAATACAAGTATTACTGCTGATAAATTACATACAACCTTAGATCTTACAGGTAAAGCAGTTACAGTTGCAACAGCAACAGCTGGTGATAATGATACGACAGCCGCAAGTACTGCATTCGTATCAACAGCAATTGCAAACCTAGCAGACTCTGCACCAAGTACATTAAATACATTAAATGAATTAGCTGCGGCTTTAGGAGACGACGCAAACTTCAGTACTACTGTAACAAATAGTATTGCAACAAAATTACCATTAGCTGGTGGAACAATGACAGGCAACTTAACCGTCAATGCTATTGTAGATGCAGATAATTTTAAAGTAAATGGCGCACAAGGTTCTGATGGACAAGTACTTACTTCAACTGGAAGTGGTATTGCGTGGGAAGATGCTCCTGCAGGTTACACAGATTCAGATGTAGAGACTTATCTCAATACTTCAACGATTTATACTGATGCGACAAATAATAGATTAGGAATTGGAACGACTGCTCCAGACTTTCCAATTCATGTAAAAGGAGCTGGTCATCAAAGAATTAAGGTAGAAAAAACCGATGCGGGTGGCGATGCAGACATTTCTATAGCATGTCGTTCTGACGGCATAGGTTGGGTTTTATTTACAGATGCACAAGCAGGAAATAATGCAGGTGTAATTAAATATGTACATGATGGTGATTATATGTCCTTTAGAACAAATGGGACAGATGATAGAATGAGAATTACTTCCAATGGCAATATTGGAATTGGTACTACAAGCCCATCAACAGAACTTCATGTATACAGCGCAGACCAAAATGCATTAACGGTACAAACCAATACTGGCATTAATCAAATAACAATGGCTAACAGTACTAATTCACCAACATATATAACAGCAGATTCTTATGCATTAAAATTAAAAGCTGATGATAATGCTTGGGGTGGTACAGCATCGGGCATACAATTCAGAGTAAAAAATGCAGAAACATTTAGATGTGATTCAGCAGGTTCTACGTTGTTTAATACAACAACTTCATATGGAACACCTAAGTATTCAGTTATGTGGGTTAAAATGACATCTGGTTCACAAAGAGGAATTTCATTTCAAGCCACTAGTACAACTTCTACAGATGATGCTTTACTAATGTTTAATGGTGGTGGTGGTGCTTGTGGTTCTGTGACAATGACTTATTCAGCTACATCGTTTAATACATCATCAGACTATCGTTTAAAAGAAAACGTTGTTTATGATTGGGATGCAACTACAAGACTTAAGCAATTGAAACCTTGTAGATTTAATTGGATAGCAGATGATACGAATACAGCAATTGATGGTTTCTTAGCTCACGAAGCTGCAGAAGTAGTACCAAATGCTGTAACTGGAGAAAAGGACGCAACAAAAGAAGCCTTTTTAGACAGTGATGGAAATGCAATGGCTGGAACTTCAATTAAAGAACAAGTAATGGACCATGCAAAACTCGTACCACTATTAGTGAAAACAATACAAGAACTCGAAGCAAGAATAACAACATTGGAAGGATAATTAAATGACAACAAAAGTAAAATTAATTGGCAATGATGCTGTTGGTGCAGCACAAATCGCTGCTAATGCTTTAGGCATAAATGATCTAAGCAATGCAACTGTTAATTCATCTGATCCAACAAAAACTACAAATCCATCATCTGGAGTTGGTTCTCTTTGGATTAATTCTACAAGTGGTGAAGTTTATGTATGTACTGATGCAACAAGCAATGCAAATTTTTGGACTAATGTTGGAGATGGAACAGGCTCAGTAGGTTTTACTGCTACAGGTGGAACAATTACAACTGCCGGCGGTTATACCATACATACCTTCACAACATCCGGAACATTTACTCCAAATACTTCAGGAACTATTGAATACTTAGTAGTTGGCGGTGGTGGTTCAGGCGGAGCACAAAACGCAGGTGGCGGAGGAGCTGGTGGGTTTAGAACTGGAACAGGATTTAGTGTAACAGGACAAGCATATACAGTTACAGTTGGGGCAGGTGGTGCAGCAACAGCAGGACAAGCAGTTGGTAATGATGGTAACGATTCTACATTTTCAAGCATAACTTCTATAGGTGGAGGTGGAGGTGCTAGTGATGGCTCTGTTAATGGTAGAGATGGTGGATCAGGTGGTGGTGCTAATCAAGGCGGTACAGCTGGTTCAGGAACTTCAGGACAAGGAAATGCTGGTGGAGCTGGTGGAAGTAATAGAGGCGGTGGTGGCGGTGGTTCAACCAGTGTAGGTACTGCTTCTACAACTAAAGGTGGTAATGGCGGTACTGGAACACAATCAGACATTGATGGCACTAATTACTATTATGCAGGTGGTGGCGGTGGTGCTAGTTATCCGAATGGTGATGGTGGTACTGGCGGAGCTGGTGGAGGTGGTGGTGGCACAACCTATAGTGGCTCAGGCGGAGCTGGTGGAGCTGGTAGAAATGCAGGCGGAACTGGTGGAAGCAGTGATGGAAATGCTGGTGCAGGTGGAGCTAATACTGGAGGCGGTGGTGGTGCTGGTAGAGGAAACGCAGACTCATCAGGAGCTGGTGGCTCTGGAATAGTTATATTGAGGTACTTAACAACATGAGGTATTTTGCAAAAATAGAAAATAATATTGTAACAAAAGTAATAGTTGCAGATCCTGACTTCTTTGACACATTTGTTGACGATACAGCAGGTACTTGGATTGAAACTAAAATGGATGGCTCTATAAGAAAGAATCACGCAGGTATAGGTTTTACATATGATGCTACAAGAGATGCATTTATTCCGAAAAAACCATATCCGTCTTGGACATTAAATGAAACAACTTGTGCATGGGATGCGCCAGTAACATATCCAGACGATGGTAAAACATATAACTGGAATGAAACAGATCAACAATGGGATGAGGTTAGCTAATTGAAGGATAAACTATTATAAATAGAATATAATAGGAATTAATTATGGCACAACCAAATAGCAAAGTAACCCTTATAGATTATTGTTTAAGATCACTTGGTGCACCAGTGATTGAAATAAATGTTGATGATGATCAAATCGATGATAGAATAGACGAAGCTCTACAATTCTATCAAACATATCATTCAGATTCTATTGAGAAGTTTTACTTAAAACACAAAGTTACTGGATCAAGTCTTACATTGACTGCAGCAGTCGCAGGAAATTTTACAGTAGGAGAAACAATTACAGGGTCAACATCAGGCGGTAAAGCTGTTATTAAGACTGCTACGGGTAATAAAATTACATATAGCGCACTAATAAATAGTAATACTCCTTTTCAAAATGAAACAATTACAGGTGGTACAACTGGCACAAGTGCAGTAGTATCAGGAATATCAAAAGGTAATATTGAAAATGGATATCTAGATACAAATTCTTTAATTACAGATGTTGTAAGAGTTATGCCTATAAGAGATGCCGTAACCTCAGTTGATATGTTCGATATTAGATATCAAATACATTTAAATGATTTACATTCAGTTGGATTCATGGGTAGTTTAACAGACTATGTTATGAGTAGACAGTTTCTTTCATTACTTGATGAAATTATAGATAATGACAACAAACAACATAGCTGGGATAAGCATAAAAGCCAATTAAGAATAGATATGGATTGGGATGTAGAAGTTGCAATTGATGATTACTTAGTTATTGAATGTTACCGCATTATAGATCCTGATACTTATACAGCTGTTTATAATGATTACTTCTTAAAGAGATATGCAACAGCATTAATTAAAAGACAATGGGGAAGTAACCTTATTAAGTTTGAAGGAATGGTTATGCCAGGTGGCGTAACATTTAATGGTCGTCAAATGTTTGATGACGCCAACGAAGAAATATTAAAATTAGAAGAAGAGGCTAGACTTAACTGGGAAGAGCCAGTCGACTTCATGACAGGATAAACCATGCCGAGAAATGTATACTTTTCTCAGGCCGTTAAAAGTGAACAACACTTATACGAAGACCTGATAATAGAATCACTAGGAATATATGGACAAGACGTCTATTACATTCCACGCACGCTTATAAACAGAGATAATGTTTTAAACGAAGATCCAGCTTCAAGTTTTGATGATGCGTATTTACTTGAGATGTATATTGAAAATACTGAAGGGTTTGAAGGTTCTGGAGATCTTTATTCTAAGTTTGGCTTAGAAATAAGAGACGATGCTACATTCATAGTATCTAGAAGAAGATGGGAATCACGAGTAGGAATCTTTGATGATAATACTATAGACCCAAGACCACAAGAAGGAGATTTAATCTTCTTACCTATGACGAATTCTTTCTTTGAAATATCTTTTGTAGAAGACGATTCTCCATTCTATCAACTCTCAAACTTACCTGTATATAAAATGCAATGCACATTGTTTGAATATAATGATGAGGATTTTGAAACAGGTATTGAAAGCATAGATGAAGCTACAGCTAAAGTTGCTTATCAAATTCCAATGGATATTACAATTACAGGTGGTAATCATTTTCAAATTGGAGAACAGATAGAACAAATAATAAGTTCTGATACCTCTGCTGTTAATGTTGCAGTTACAGTCTCTAGTGGTGCTTTCTATTTAAATACTACACAGTATCCAGCTTTAACTTTACCAATAGGTGCAACTATTACCTTTGACCAATCAAATGCTTCTAATAGCGGGCATCCATTTAAATTTAGCACAACAGCAAATGGCACACATGCAAGTGGTTCAGAATATACAACAGGTGTAACTGTAACTGGTACTCCTGGCCAAGCTGGTGCGAAAACTGTAATAGTGGTATCAGCCTCAACACCAGTATTATATTATTATTGTCCAAATCATAGTGGAATGGGTTCAACATCTAAATTAACATCAAGCTATTTATCTCCAGTTAAAGTGTTTGGAGAAGTTCAACAAAGAACAAAATCTTCAGATATTTTATCTAAAATATGGGTATCTAACATTGGATCTTCTGGAACAACGCTTGTGAAAGATTTTTCAGTTGGTGGCACTATCACGGGTACTACTAGTACTTACACTGGTACTATAGCAGTAATTTATAGTGACTTAACAGATACTACTGGGCAATCTTGGTCTACAGATGAAACAGCGCAGAATATTGATTTTGAATTAGATGCTGATGGATTTATTGATTTTTCAGAATCAAATCCATTTGGCGATCCATCGGAGACTTACTAATGTTTGGTGATCATTTTTATCATGCCACTATGAGAAAATCAGTGGCCGTTTTTGGCACGCTCTTTAACAACTTAAAAGTTGTAAGAAAGAAATCAGATGGAAGTTCTATAAATCAAGTAAGAGTTCCTCTTGCCTATGGACCTAAACAAAAGTTTTTAGCTCGTCTTGATCAAGAAACTGGTCGTGATGCGACAATGTCAATTAAATTACCTAGAATGGCTTTTGAAATTACAGGGATTACTTTAGATACAACTCAAAAATTAAATAAAAGAAATCAAGTTGCTGAAACACATGCATCTGACGTAGGTAAAAAGAAAACAATTAAACACTATACTTCATATGATATAGGTATGTCATTATATATACTAGTAAAAAATCAAGATGATGGACTTCAAATAGTCGAACAGATTCTTCCGTATTTTCAACCAGAATATAGCGTAACAATTACTCCAGTCTCAGGATTTAACTATAAACAAGATGTTTCAGTTATACTAGGTGGTGTTCAAATAGAGGACCAATATGAAGGCGATTTTACTGAAAGAAGAGTATTAATATATCAACTTGACTTTACAATGAAAATGAAGTTCTTTGGACCAACAACTGATCAAGCAATTATACGTGAAGTTAATTTAGATTTTCACGATAAAGTAAATACAACAGCGATATTTGAAGAAATGGACTTTACTGTTGGAGCATCAGATACAGCTGATAGCTTTACTGTAACTGAAACCATAACACAAGATGGTACTGAATAATGGACAAAAAAGAAAAGATTGCAGCTAGCTTAGAGAAAAATCTACCTGCCATACAAAGTAATAGACCTATTACATTAGATAAAGATGTTAAAGACGATTATGAGTTTTCTCGTAAAACATATAAAGATCTTATCTATAGCGGAACAAGATCAATGGATGTATTATCTGAGCTTGCAATAGAATCAGAACATCCAAGAGCATTTGAAGTCTTATCACAAACAATAAAAAACATTAGTGATGTAACTAAAAATCTAATGGATCTTCAAAAGGCCAAGAAAGATTTAACTCAAGAAGAGAGAGAAGAAGCAAAGAAAGTGACAAATAATAATGTGTTTGTAGGTAGTACGACTGATTTACAAAGAATGTTATTAGACAAGGATAATGTAATCGATGCAACAGACGTTAAAGAATAATGAGTTTGGTTACCTAGGTAATCCAAATGTCAAAAGAGATGGAGTTCAAACTTCATTTACTAAGCAAGAGATTGTAGAATATCAGAAATGTATGCAAGATCCAGCTTATTTTGCTGTTAAATATGTAAAGATTATATCACTTGATGAAGGCTTAGTTCCTTTCGATTTATATCCGTATCAAGAAGGAATGTTTAAACATTTCCAAGAAAATAGATTCAGTATTGTTCTGGCATGTCGACAAAGTGGTAAATCAATATCTTCAGTTGTATATCTTTTATGGTTTGCAGTTTTTCATCCAGAAAAAACAATTGCGATATTAGCAAATAAAGGTGCAGTTGCAAGAGAGATGTTAGCAAGGATTACGCTTGCTTTAGAAAACTTACCGTTCTTTTTACAGCCAGGGTGTAAAGCTTTAAATAAAGGAAGTATTGAATTTAGTAATAACTCTAAGATAATAGCTGCAGCTACTTCTGGTAGTTCTATTCGTGGTTTATCAATTAACTTATTGTTTTTAGATGAGTTTGCATTTGTAGAAAACGATGCACAATTTTATACATCAACTTATCCAGTAGTATCAGCAGGTAAAGATACACAGATTATTATAACTTCTACTGCAAACGGTATTGGTAATGTATATCATAAGTTATGGGAAGGCGCAGTACAAAAGACAAACGAATTTAAATCATTTAGAGTAGATTGGTGGGACGTTCCAGGAAGAGACGAAAATTGGAAAGAACAAACAGTAGCGAATACTTCGGAATTACAGTTTGAACAAGAATTTGGTAATACTTTTCATGGAAGAGGTAATACTTTAATAAGTGCAAATCATTTACTAGCTCAAAAAAGTATTGAACCTGAGCTTATAAAAGAAAATGTATTCATATATGAGCTACCACTAAAAGGAGCTGAATATGTAATGTGTGTGGATGTTGCGAAAGGAAGACAGCAAGATTATAGTACATTTACTATTATTAATGTAAGCATGCAACCATTTGAGCAAGTATGTACATTTAGAGATAATAATATATCTCCAATGTTATTACCAGATATAGTTTATAAGTATGCTAATCTATATAATGAAGCTTATGTTGTAGTAGAAAGTAACGATCAAGGTGCAGTTGTTTGTAATGGTTTATATTACGATTTAGAATATGAAAACATGTTTGTAGAGTCAAGTATTAAAGCAAATGCTCTTGGGGCTACAATGACAAGAAGAGTTAAACGTATTGGATGTTCTACTATAAAGGATTTAATAGAACAGAAAAAGCTTAACATAAAAGATGCTCAAACTATTGTAGAATTAAGTACTTTCGTAGCAAAAGGAAATAGTTATCAAGCAGTTGCTCCAAATCATGATGATCTCATGATGAATTTAGTATTATTTGCTTGGTTTACAACAACAGATGTCTTTGAAGCTTTAACTAATATTGATATGAAAGACATGTTATATAGAGAAAGATTAGCTGCTATACAAGACGATATGTTACCGTTCGGATTTGTAGAAAGTGGAAATTATGAAAAAGATAAATATAGTAAAGACGATGATGGTAACATTTGGTTCGAAGTAGAAAGTTGGACAGGACGTAACGTATGAAATATGAAATAGTAATATTAACACATTCGCAAGCGCATGTAAGAGATACTGACTCTAAAGATTCAGGTAATCAATTGTTGTTTGTGAATCAAGCTGCAAAACAAGGAATTAAAGTTCACACAGTAGACTTTCCAGGATTAGAAATTACCAAGACACAAGGTGGGCATTTACTTACATCATATGCTTTTGATAAAGATGGACTTGTAAAAGTACCAGATGATAAAGGTAATAAAGAAAAACAAAAGCCAATACTTATAACACCAGAAAATACTTTAATTATGCCAAGAGGCTTAGGTACCATAGGATTTACAGGTAATCGCAATTGGTATGATGAGATGAAAAACTTAGAGATGTTTGGTTATACGCTTATTAACGATACTGAATCATTTGATTTATGTAGCAGTAAATATTTAAGTTATCTTAAAATGGTAAAGAATAAAATACGTACTCCAAAAACTGTTCCAGTAACTCATTCTTCAGAAGTTGAAGAAGCAATGTCTAAACTAAAAACTAAATTTCCTGTCGTACTTAAATCATCTACTGGTACTCAGACAGGCGTAGGTGTTGTTATTGTAGAAAGTATGAGATCTTTAAGAGCACTAGTTCAAATGATATTATTATATAATAAGAATTTACCTTTAATTATACAAGAATTTGTTCCAATTGATTATGATATAAGAGTATTAGTTTGTGAGGGAAAGATATTAGGAGCAATGAAAAGAGAAGTAATCTCTGGAGATGGAAGAAGTAATGTATCACTTGGTGCTGATGCATCTGAAATTGAATTAACAGACAAAGAAGCTGAAGAATCTATAAGAATAGCAAATATCTTTGGCACAAGATTAGCAGGAATTGACTTATTACCTGCTGATAATAGAGAAAAAGAACTACCATATTGTTTAGAAGTCAACTCAAATCCTGGTTTACAGGGTATCGAAAGGTATGTGGGTGGAGTAACTAAGCAATTTATTGAATTATTTAAAGATAAAGACATTTGGTAGATGAAAGAACAATTGTTATAAATAATAGTATTGAATATCCGTATTATGAAACTTATTAACTAACTCAAACATAGAGGACAAAGCGATGGCATTTCAAGTATCACCAGGCGTTCAGGTCAATGAGATCGACGCTACGAATGTAGTCCCAGCAGTATCAACCAGCATTGGTGGATTCGCAGGCTCGTTCAACTGGGGTCCAGTGGGAGAAGTTTTAACTGTAAGTTCTGAAAATGAACTTGCTGAGAAATTTGGCTCACCTGACAACAATACAGCTAAATACTTTCTAGTAGCAGCGTCATTCTTAAAGTATGGAAACGCACTAAAAGTAGTTCGAGTAGCATCCGGTCACGACAACGCGACTGCAGATGGTTCAGGACAGCTGATAAAGAATAATGATGACTATGTGAATAATTATGCTGATGGAAGTCTAAGTAAGGGTAATTGGGTAGCAAAATATCCAGGTGAATTAGGTAATAGCTTAAAAGTATCAATGGTAACAGAAGGAATCACTAGTTTTAGTGGTTGGACTTATGCTGCTAATTTTGATGCTGCTCCAGGAACTTCGCAATATGCGATCGACCAGGGCAAAACAGCCGCAAAAGATGAGGTGCATGTTGCAGTCGTTGATGAGGATGGAGCTATTTCAGGTACACCAGGAACAGTATTAGAAACATTCGCATTTGTATCGCAAGGTTCAGATGCTAAGAATAGTGATGGTACTACTAATTTCTACAAAGATGTAATTAATTCTACATCCGAGTATATTTGGTGGGCAGATCATGACACAAGTTTAACTGATGCTGGCGAAACAATTGCTTCCAACACAACTTTTACAGTAAACACAGCAGCAATCGAGCACTCACTTAGTGGTGGCTCAGACGATAACGCTCCGACAGTAGGAGAAATTGCAACAGGATATGATCTTTTAGAAGATGCAGACACTGTAGATGTAAATCTATTATTTGCTACTCCAGACGCCAATGGCGCTGAGACAATAGCAGAAGATTTAATATCTATAGTAAATGCAAGAAAAGATTGTATGGCATTTATATCTCCACCGATCGAAGATTCAGTCGGTACTTCAACACCAGCAACAGATGTGAAAGCATTTGCTGATGGATTAACTTCAACTTCTTACGCTTCTTGCGATTCAACAGCACTATACGTATACGACAAATATAATGATGTATACAGATGGATAGGCGCTGCAGGACATCACGCAGGATTATGTGCTAATACTGATTCAGTAGCAGATGCATGGTTCTCACCAGCAGGCGTAAACAGAGGTCAGTTACTTGGAGTAACTAAACTTGCATATAACCCTAAGAAAGCAGACAGAGACACTTTATATAAATCTAGAGTCAACCCAATAGTATCACTACCTGGACAAGGTACAATATTGTTTGGTGACAAAACTTTATTAAGCAGACCTTCAGCATTCGACAGAATTAATGTAAGAAGACTATTTATCGCATTAGAAAAAGCGGTTAGCACAGCAGCTAAAGCGCAACTATTCGAATTTAACGACGAATTTACAAGAGCACAGTTCAGAAATTTAGTTGAACCGTTCTTAAGAGACGTCAAAGGAAGACGTGGATTAACAGATTTTTCAGTAATCTGTGACAACACTAACAACACAAGTCAAGTTATTGATGGTAATAAATTTGTGGCAGATATCTATATCAAGCCAAACAGATCTATTAACTTCATTACACTTAACTTTGTAGCAACGAGATCAGGGGTTGAATTCTCTGAAATCTCAGGTTCATAGGAGATAACACATGGCAATTTTAGGCGTAGATGATTTTAAATCTAAACTAGTAGGCGGTGGAGCAAGATCCAACCTTTTCAAGGTAACTATGAACTATCCAGGTTATGCACAAGGTGATGTAGAACTTACATCATTCATGTGTAAAACAGCTCAAATGCCTGCATCAATTATTGCACCTATCCCTGTATTATTCAGAGGTAGAACATTGCAAATAGCTGGTGACAGAACATTTGATCCTTGGACAATCACTGTCATTAATGACACTGGTTTTGAGGTTCGTAATGCTATGGAACGTTGGATGAATGGTATTAATAATAATAACGAAAACACAGGATTATCTAATCCTACTGACTATCAAGCAGATGCAATTGTTGAACAATTGAATAAAGCTGGAGATGTTACAAAGAAATATGACTTTAGAGGTTTATTTCCAACTAACGTTTCTGAGATAGAAGTAAGTTATGATTCAGAAAATACTATTGAAGAGTTCACAGTAGAATTCCAGGTACAATACTGGGAATCTGACACTACTTCGTAGACATATAAATAATATTAGAAGAGGGGATATAACGTCCCCTCTGATAATGTGAGGAAAAACAATGGCCGAATTATTTGGTTTTGAAATCAATAGAAAAGCAGCAAAGAGTAAGGATTTACTACCTTCCTTTGTACCTAAGACTGACGAGGATGGCGCCGGCGTTGTTCAAGCGGGTGGTCACTTTGGCGCGTACATCGATATGGATGGCGACAAAGTTAAGAATGAAATTGAACAAATTTATAAGTATAGAGATATATCAGCTCAGCCAGAGTGCGATGCTGCTATTGAAGATATTATAAATGAATCAATTGTTGGAGATCACGACGATGCTCCAGTAGACATTATATTAGATGAATTAGAAATTTCAGATAAAATGAAAGAAGCTGTGAAGTTTGAGTTTGATGAGATATTAAAAATCTTAAACTTTAATGCATATGCTCATGATATATTTAGAAAATGGTATGTAGACGGTAGATTGCCATATCATATTATTATAGACAATAAGAATCCTAAAAAAGGTATACAAGAGTTACGTTATATCGATCCTACCAAATTAAAGAAGGTGAAAGAGATCGAAGAAAAAACTGACCCTAAGACTGGTGCTAAGATTATTACACGTCAAGAAGAGTTTTTTGTATTTGAAGACAAACAATTAGTAGGCAACGAGCAAGGAATTAAGATATATCCTGAAGCAATTGCTTATTGCACATCTGGTATTATGGACCCAGGTAGAAAAAGAATCTTATCTTATCTACATAAGGCCTTAAAACCAGTTAACCAATTAAGAATGATGGAAGACTCATTGGTAATCTATAGGATATCAAGAGCTCCAGAAAGACGAATCTTTTATATTGATGTAGGTAACTTACCTAAAGGTAAAGCCGAAGAATATCTCAGAGGTATTATGAATCAGTATCGTAACAAATTAGTTTATGACGCAAATACTGGTAATATCAAAGATGATAAGAAACATATGTCTATGTTAGAAGATTTCTTCTTACCTCGAAGAGAAGGTGGAAGAGGAACAGAAATTACAACATTACCTGGTGGTGAAAACCTAGGACAAATTGATGATATTATATACTTCCAAAAGAAATTATATAAGTCTTTAAATGTACCAGTTAATAGATTAGAACAAGAAGCTCAATATAGTCTTGGTAGAACATCCGAGATTACAAGAGACGAAGTCAAGTTTAAGAAGTTCATAGACAGATTAAGAAAAAGATTCTCAGATTTGTTTATGCAACTATTAAAAACTCAACTCTTACTTAAAGGTATCATTACTAAAGAAGATTGGAAGACTTGGAAAGAAAGCATTGCCTTTAATTTTATTGAAGACAACTATTTTTCAGAGTTAAAACAATCAGAGATGCTAAGAGAAAGATTTGATATGTTATCATCATTAGATGAATACGTTGGTAAATATATATCCAATGAATGGATACGTAAAAATGTATTACGATTTAACGATGATGAGGTCGAAGAGATTCAAAAACAAATCGACCAAGAAAACAAAGATGGCGAAAATGATGTACCAGATCCTGACGATCCTCGTTGGGATAGTTAATGGGACAGAAGTTTTTATAAATACTATAACAAGGATGAATAAATGAACGTAAATGAATTGATAAAAAATTTAAATGACGGCGATAATGTGAATGCAGGTAAACAGTTTAACACTGTAATGGCAGACAAAATGGCCGCAGCTCTTGATGCTAAAAAGATAGAAATAGCGTCAGGAATGGTTCAGCGTAAAGCTGAAGAAACAACAGAGGATTAAATCCATGCTATCATTTGTAGAGCTTAGAGAAAAAGTAAAACTTGCATCTGGAGAAAAACAGATTAAGTCTTATAAAGCTGGTAAGCGTAAGGATAAAGAAATTATCCTAGGCAAAAAAGGCAATAAATTTTCAGTGTATGTAGATGGCGAATTACTCGACAACAACTACAAAAATGAAAAAGAAGCTCAAAAAGCTGCAGATGATATGCTAAAATTACTAGGTATATAGCAATGAGATTAATTACAGAATACGTAGAAAACAATTTAGAAATGATTTGTGAAGCAAAGAAAGATGGTTCTAAGAACTATTTTATCGAAGGAGTCTTCATGCAATCAAACAAAAAGAACAGAAACGGTAGAATATACGAAAAGAAAACTATGGAAAAAGCCGTAGAAAAGTATGTTACCGAACAAGTTAAAACAGGGAGAGCTGTTGGAGAGTTAAATCATCCAGAAGGACCAACAGTAAACCTTGATAAAGTTTCGCACAAAATCACTGACCTCCATTGGCAGGGAAATGATGTTGTAGGAAAGGCTTCTATCTTGAAGACACCTATGGGACAAATAGTCGAAGGACTACTCGAAGGTGGAGTTAAGTTAGGAGTATCAAGTCGTGGTATGGGAAGTCTTGTATCGAAGAATGGCGCTCAGTATGTGGGAGATGACTTTATGTTATCAACTGTAGATATTGTTCAAGACCCTTCAGCCCCGTCGGCATTTGTCAACGGAGTTATGGAAGGTGTTGAATGGGTATGGGATAATGGGCTAATTCGTCAGCAAGATATTGAAATAATTGAGACTGAAATTAAAAGTGCTCCTCGCAAGGATTTGCAGGATGTAGAAATACGAGCTTTTAAAAATTTCCTCTCTAAGTTAAATCTAAAATCATAGGAGAATACTATGTCAGACGACGTTTTAAACAACGCTGAAGAAGTAGTTGAAACTGTTGAAGAAGAGCTAGTCTCAGAAGAATCATCTGAAGAGCTCGTTGAAAATGAAACAATTTTAGACGAGGAAACAGAAGAGACTCTAGACGAAGCATCTAAGAAAAACGAAAGTGACGAGGAAGAGGTTGACGAAGACGATGAAGAGGAGATGAAAGAATCTGCTCCTAAAGTTGAGACACCGAAAACTAAAGCTGGAGTTATTCAAGCAGCAGTCGAAATGCTTAAAAAAGCAAAAAAAGAAGACGCGCAAAAAATGTTTGCAAAGTTAGTAACTATTGATGGTGAAGAAGATTCAGTAAAATCAGGCGATGACGCAGCTAACGCTGTTAAAGGCAAAATGCCAGAACCTAAAGCGAAAGCTAAGGTTGAGGCAATTGATTTTGATGAAGATATCGACGCAATCATCAAAGAAGAAGCTACACTTTCAGACGGATTCCGTGGAAAAGCATCTGCCATTTTCGAAGCAGTACTTACAAGTAAGTTAAGCCAAGAAATTGATAGACTTGAAGCAGAATATGCGCAAAATTTAGAAGAAGAAGTATCAGAAGTACAATCATCTCTAGTAGAAAAGGTAGATTCCTATCTTAACTACGTAGTAGAAGGTTGGGTGAAAGATAACGAACTTGCAGTAACACAAGGTCTTAGGACTGAAATTGCTGAAGAGTTCATGACTTCTCTACAGTCAGTGTTCAAAGAACACTATATCGAAGTACCTGAAGGTAAAGAAGACTTAGTTGATGACCTCAACGAACAAGTCACTGAGCTAGAAGAGACTTTAAATAAAACCACAGAAGATAATATCGATCTACACAACAAAGTTCAAGCATTTGAAAAGAGTGAAGTAGTAAGAGAACAATCTTCAGGGCTTGCAGAAACTGAAGCTGAGAAATTAGCATCTTTAGTTGAAGATATCGAGTTCGATAACAAAGAAACTTTCGAAATGAAAGTAAAAACTGTTAAAGAATCATACTTCAAATCAGATGTTGAAGAAGCAGCGGACGAAGTTGATAGTCTATTAGGCGAAGAGAACGTTTCTAACGAAACTGTATCTGAGTCAATGGCTAAATATACACAAGCTATAACAAATTTCACTAAATAAAAGGGGAAAACAGAAATGTTTAACGCAGATAAAAACTTAATGGAAAAATGGGGTCCTGTTCTAGAACACGAATCAGCTCCAGCTATCCAAGACAACTACAAGAAAGCTGTAACAGCTAGATTGTTAGAAAACCAAGAAGTTGCCCTACAAGAAGAAAGAGCTCAAGCACAAGGAAATTATATTTCTGAAGCAGCAGCTGCCAATAACATTGGCGGTGGAAGTATTGGAACATTTGATCCAGTATTAATCTCTTTAGTTCGTAGAGCAATGCCTAACCTCATCGCTTATGATATCGCTGGCGTTCAGCCAATGAGTGGTCCTACAGGACTTATCTTTGCAATGAAATCAAAATACTCAACTCAGGGTGGTACTGAAGCTTTATTCGATGAAGCTGATACTGACTTCTCTGGAGCAGGAACACATCAAGCTGAACCAACAGGTTTAGGTGGTGTTGTCGATGCTGACACCGATGGTACAATCGCAGACGAATCTGATACAGTTTCAACATTCGGCGCAGGTTCAGCTACATCAGCTGCAGAAAGACTTGGCGTTGGAGAATCTGGCGACGGATCTTTCGGCGAAATGGCTTTTTCAATTGAGAAATCAACTGTCACAGCTAAGTCAAGAGCTCTAAAAGCTGAGTACACAATGGAATTAGCACAAGACCTTAAAGCAGTCCACGGACTAGACGCTGAAGGCGAACTTGCTAACATCCTATCAGCAGAAATTCTTGCTGAAATCAACAGAGAAGTTGTAAGAACAATTTTACAAAAAGCTAAAATTGGCGCACTTCAAACTTCAACAGCACTAAGTGGTGTTTTTGATGTAAACACAGACTCCGACGGAAGATGGATGGTAGAAAGATTTAAAGGTCTTATCATGCAAATCGAAAGAGAATGTAACGTTATTGCTAAAGAAACAAGACGTGGAAAAGGTAACTTTGTTATCGTTTCTTCTGATGTTGCTTCTGCTCTAGCAGCTGCTGGAATGTTGGACTATACTCCTGCATTATCAGCTAACTTAAACGTCGATGATACTGGTAATACATTTGCTGGTGTTCTTAACGGAAGAGTTAAAGTTTACATTGATCCATATGCAACTGTTGACTTCTGTTGTGTTGGTTATAGAGGAACAAACCCGTATGACGCTGGTATGTTCTATTGTCCTTACGTTCCTTTAACTATGGTTAAAGCGGTCGGTGAGAACGATTTCCAACCAAGAATGGGATTCAAAACAAGATACGGTATGGTTGCAAATCCATTCGTAGCTGCTGATGGCACAGGTACTAACCGTGCTAACCAGTACTTTAGAATCTTCAGAGTTGACGACATTATGGTGTAAGCCACAAAGTTAATAGACTTTTTAAAAGGGACTCATTTTGGGTCCCTTTTTTTATGAGTGACATATAAACGTGTATAAATAGTAGTATGGCAACATTAACTACGAACAAAAACTTTTTAAGCCCAGTAGGCTTTCAATTTAAAATAAGCAGTACAGAATATCCTAACTTAGAATATTTTGCTGTTGGAGCTACTTTACCTGGACTCAGCATCACTGCTGCAGAACAGAGTTATCGTGGAGTCAATTTAGCATTTACAGGTGATAGACTCGCGTTTGATGATCTTACCTTACGTATCAACGTAACTGAAGACTTAGATAACTATATTGAAACATTCAATTGGTTACACAACTTAGCACAAACAAATAATGCTGAAGACCTAAAAGTAGACGCTACTCTCTTAATATTAACATCACATAATAATGTTAATAAAGAGATAAAGTTTAAAGGAGTGTTTCCAACGAGCATGACACCTATTGAATTTGATGCTCAGGCTGAAAGTATTGATTATGTCCAAATGGATATAACTTTTGCTTACACCAACTTTGAATTTGTTTAAAACGTAAAAATACGTTTACAAATCGGCAATAATATGATATAATAGATATATGAATAATTTACAACAAATCTTAGAAATGTGGAAAAAAGATGGAATTATCGATGAAGTTAATCTCGATGAAACCAGTAGAGATTCCGCGAAATTACATGGCAAATACTTAGAACTTCTTTCAGTTAATAGAATGAAACTGAAAAAAGCTGAGTTAGACTTTAAAGTAGTACTTAGAGATAAGTGGCTACATTACAATGGCAAGATGCCAAAAGAAGATATTGATGCAAGAGGCTGGGACTACGATCCTTTAGGTGGTTTAACTGTACTTAAAGGAGACATGGATAGATACTATGACTCAGATCCATTAATACAAGAATGGCAAGCAAAAATCCAATACCTTGAAGAACTCTGTTCTACTCTTAAAGAGATATTAGAGAATATCAAGTGGAGACATCAAAATATAAAGAACATGATTGAGTGGAGAAAGTTTACTAGCGGAATTTAATGGATACGATTACTATTCAAAAGAAGAACGAAGTCTTCTTAAACATACAAACTGATGCGGGAATAGAGATGGAACTCTCTGAACATTTCCAATTCTTTGTACCTGGATATAAATTTATGCCAGCATATCGTAATCGTATGTGGGATGGTAAAATTAGATTATTTGATAGTCGAAAGAAAACATTATACACAGGATTGCACAAATATTTGCGTGAGTTTTGTGATGTGAGGGATTATAAGTTAGAAGTGATAGATTCGCCACAATATGGTGCACTCGAATCATCCCTAGAGCCTAACATAGAAGGCCTATTATCACAAATGGCCCTTTCTGTGAATGGAGCTGATATAACACCTAGGGGATATCAATTAGAGGGACTCTCGCACACGCTTTCGAAAGAGAAATCCTTATTACTATCACCTACTGCTTCTGGAAAGAGTTTAATCATATATTTGGCAATAAGATATTTCCTTGATGTTTTTGATGGTAGTGTTTTGCTTATAGTACCTACGACATCATTAGTAGAGCAAATGTACTCTGATTTTGGAGACTATTCTGGTAAGGATACATGGTCTCATGAAGAAAACTGTCATAGAATATATTCAGGCCGAGAAAAAATAGGTGTAACTCAAAGAGTTATTATATCTACATGGCAATCAATATATAAGTTGCCAGCAAGCTGGTACTCAGGATTTGGTATGGTAATTGGAGATGAAGCACATAATTTTAAAGCTAAATCTCTTACATCTATATTAGAGAAATGTACTGAAGCAAAATATCGTATTGGTACTACTGGAACATTAGATGGAAGTCAAACTCATCAGCTTGTATTAGAAGGATTATTTGGACCAGTATACAAAGTAATTACTACAAAAGAGTTAATGGATAATAACGATTTAGCTCAGTTAGAAATAAGCATACTCATATTGAAGTACCAAGAAGAGTTATGTAAGCAAGTTTCGAAAATGAAATACCAAGAAGAGTTAGATTTTATCGTAAGATACGAACAACGAAATAACTTTATATCAAACCTAGCTTTAGACCAAGAAGGAAATACACTAGTATTATTTAATTATGTAGATAAACATGGTAAACCATTGCATACATTATTAAAGACAAAGATAAAGGAAGATAGAAAACTCTTTTATGTATCAGGAGAAACAGATGTCGACACAAGAGAATCAGTCAGGGAGATTACCGAGAAAGAGAAGAACGCAATTATCGTTGCAAGTATTGGGACTTTTTCTACTGGTATTAACATTAGGAATTTACACAATATCATCTTTGCTTCACCAAGTAAATCGCAAATTAGAGTGCTTCAATCGATAGGACGAGGTCTAAGAAAGAGTGAAGATGGAAGACCCACAAAGATATATGATATTGCAGATGATTTGCACCACAAAACAAATAAGAACTATACTCTACAGCATGCAGCTGAAAGAATTAAAATATATTCTAAAGAGAAGTTTAACTATAAGATGTACGATATAAACATATAAATAATAGTATGGAACAATTAAATATAAGACATTTTAAACTTATGAATGGCGAAGAGATCATCGGTCTCCTAGCTCATTCGAACGAAGACAACCTCATAATAGAGAGACCAGTAAGATTGAACCCGAGTTTATTGGGTGGTACTCAATTTTCATCTTGGTTTCCATTCAGTGAGAGTAAACAATTTAAAGTACTTAAGACAGCAATTATTCAACATGTGCCAATAGCAGAATCTATTAAAGATACATATGTTAACTTTGCTCTTAAGATGGACCAACCAATTAGCATGCCGCAGACTAAGACTGATGAAGAACTCTTTGATGAGTACGAGCGATCTTTGAATACTGATCATGCTGATGATATGCCCGAAGATAGCGCTAAAGATAGAATACTACATTAATTAAGTATACCTCTACCGCTCCGGGTGTTAATATATTATACCATACTTTCAGTCAAATGTAAACGACTTTAGTGAAAATAATTAAAATAAATTAATCGTTTACATTCAACTAAAACTATGATATAATAATACATTATGGAGAAAAATAAAACAATGGTTAAAGTGAAACCTAAAGAAAAACCACATTACGTTAACAATAGAGACTTCTCTGAAGCAGTCATGAAATATGCGATTGAAGCACGTGATTGTAAACAAAAAGAAATCAAAGTTCCTACAGTTCCGGATTACATTGCAAAATGTTTTATCAGAATTTCAGAAGGGCTGTCTCACAGACCGAACTTTGTTCGGTATACTTATAGAGAAGAAATGGTTATGGATGCTGTTGAAAATTGCTTAAGAGCAATCAGCAACTATAACATTGAAACTGCTACAAGGACTGGAAAGCCAAACGCATTTAGTTACTTTACTCAAATTTGTTACTTTGCATTTATTCGCAGAATTACCAAAGAAAAGAAACAACAAGATATCAAGTTTAAGTTCATCGAAAAGATGGGTATTGAAGATTTTGTTGCAATGGGTATGGATAACGAAGGTGCTGAAGAAACAATGGCTTATGTAGATACATTAAGACAAAGGATTGGAACTATTCGTACTAAAGATAACGCTATTAAACAATTTGCAAAAGAGGAGAAAAAGCGAGAGAAAGAAAAACTTGAGCTGTTTATGTCATGAAAAAAGTAAGTGAAAAGCAAAGACGCAGACACGTGCGTACAATGAAAAGAAGAACCTTAAGAGAAGATAAAAGAAAGATTCATAGAGCTAATATTATAGTTAAGATGACTAAGCTTAAGCTAGCAGGAAGGCGTATTATGAAAGCCCAAAAGCGTATGATGAGTCTCGCTAAAAGATGAAAGTAGCAATATTAAATGATACTCATTGTGGTGTCAGAAATAGTAGTGATATTTTCTTAGAGTATCAAGATCGATTTTATTCAGAAATATTCTTTCCATATTGTGAAGAACATGGAATAAAGAACGTACTCCATTTAGGAGATTATTATGAGCATCGTAAGTTTGTCAACTTTAAAGCTCTTCAAGCAAATCGTAAACATTTCTTAGAACCACTAAGAGACTTTGGTATGACAATGGACATTATTCCAGGCAACCATGATGTTTACTTTAAGAATACTAACGAACTTTGTAGTTTAAAAGAACTTCTCGGTTACTTTACTTCTAATGTCAATATTATTATGAAGCCAACAGTGCTTGATTATGATGGACTTGGAGTTGCAGTTATACCTTGGATTAACAATGGAAACTATAAAGAGTATACAGAATTTGCACAAAAATGTGGCGCACCAATCCTTGGAGCTCATTTAGAGTTAAAAGGATTTGATATGATGGCAGGAATGCCTAATCCACATGGTATGAGCGCTGATGTATTTTCAAGATTTGAAATGGTTCTTAGTGGTCATTTTCATACAAAGTCAACTCAAGGTAACGTAACGTATCTTGGTTCACAAATGGAATTCACTTGGGCAGATGTTGATGATCCAAAATTCTTTCATGTTCTCGATACAGAAACAAGAGAGATAACACCAGTTCGTAATCCAATAACAATGTTTAAGAAAGTCGTATACGATGATACTAAAACAGATTACGATAAAATAGACATATCAGAGTTTGAGAAGAAGTTCATTAAACTGATTGTCATAAATAAAAATAACTTGTATATGTTTGATAAGTTTGTAGATAGATTACAGAATATTCAAACACATGAACTTAAGATAGCTGAAAGCTTCGAAGAGTATCTGGGAGAAAGCGTAGAAGACGAGAAAATATCCCTAGAAGATACCAACAACCTTTTGGATTCTTATGTTGAAGCAGTAGATACCGACTTAGATAAAGAACATCTAAAAGTCGAGTTACGTAAACTATATACGGAGGCACAAAACCTAGAGGTAGTATGATACATTTTAAATCATGTGAGTGGAAGAATTTCTTATCCACTGGAAGCGATCCAATAAAAATCTTGTTAGACAAAACACCATCAACGTTAATCGTTGGTCAAAACGGCGCAGGTAAATCAACTTTACTTGATGCATTATCCTTTGCTCTTTTTGGTAAACCACATAGAGACATTAAGAAAGATCAAATGATCAATAGTATCAATAAGAAAGGTACATTAGTTACAGTTGAAATGACTATAGGAAGTCATGACTTTAAGATTATAAGAGGAATTAAACCTGGTAAATTTGAGATATACCAAAACAATAACTTAATTAATCAATCTTCAAATGCAAGAGATTATCAAAAGTTCTTAGAACAAAATATCCTAAAGCTTAATCATAAGTCTTTTCACCAGGTAGTAGTACTTGGCTCATCTTCTTTTATACCATTTATGCAATTGCCCGTTTGGTCAAGAAGAAATATTATTGAAGATCTATTAGATATTAATATTTTTTCTAAAATGAATATGCTATTAAAGGAAAGAAACTCTAAGATTAAAGACGAGCTTACTGATATTACACATCAAATTGACATCTTTAAAACAAAGATGGACTCACAAAGTAAATACATTAAAGACTTACAAGAGTTAAATGATGATCAAATCGATAAGAAGAGATCTAGCATACAGGTTCATAAAGAAGAAATCGATAAGCTTTTTGCTGAAAGTAAAACATTAGGTGAAAACCTTTCAGCATCTATTTCAGCTGAAGAAAAACATAGTGGACAACTTGTCAAGAAGATGTCTCAACTTGATTCTTATGATATGCAATTTAACGATAAAATTAAAGGTCTCGTTGATGAAAGCAGATTCTATGAAGATAACGATCAATGTCCAACATGTGATCAGGATATAGAAGAAGAAAAGAAACTTGAAAAGCTTTCTTATATCAAAGACAAAGCAAAAGAAATTCAAACAGCTAAAGATGACCTCGCTAAAAACATTGGCGATATGAGAGTTGAACAACAAGAAGTTTCTAATAGTCTTAATAAGCTTCGTCAGAAACAACAAAAGATAAATAGTAATAATGATGCAATTGCTCTTCTACAGAAAGAAGTCAATAAGGTTCAAAAAGAGATTGATGGTCTACAAGGTCAAACTGGAGACGTCTCAAAAGCAAAAACTGAATTGCGATCATTACGAAAGAATAAAGATACGTCAACAGAGAAGAAACTTGAGTATGTAGAAGAAAGAACCTATAATGAAGTTATAGGAGAAATGCTTAAAGATACAGGAATTAAAACTAAAGTCATTAAGCAATATCTTCCAGTCATGAACAGACTGATTAATCAATACTTACAAATATTAGACTTCTTTGTATCGTTTCATTTAGATGAAAACTTTAATGAAACTATTAGATCAAGACATCGTGATTCGTTTAACTATGCTTCTTTCTCTGAAGGAGAGAAACAAAGAATCGATTTAGCATTGCTCTTTACTTGGAGACAAATAGCCAAGATGAAGAATAGCGCAGCTTCGAATCTACTTATCTTAGATGAGACATTCGATTCAAGCTTAGATGTTGATGGAGTAGATAACTTAACAAAGATTCTAGATACTCTTGACGATGGAAGCAACGTGTTTATTATATCTCATAAAGGCGATGTATTAGAGAATAAGTTTAGAAGCAAGATTGAATTCTTCAAAGAAAGAAATTTCTCAAAGATTAAATAATGCTGGTTTAGCTCATTCGGTAGAGCAACTGATTTGTAATCAGTAGGTGGCCAGTTCGATTCCGGCAACCAGCACCACTTTTTCTGAAGATCAACACTTTTCTGTCAATTATTTTCAATTATTTCACTTAAAGTCGTTTACAACGCAGCCAAACTGTGATATAATATACATATCAGATCAAAAATTATAAGGAGTTTTAATGATCAAACACAAAAGCACTCTCGCTAAACTACTAGCCAAAGAAAATATACATGTTCAATATGGGAACTATCAAACTGCATGGTTTGACATTAAGAACAGAGTTCTTGGTATACCAATGTGGAAAGATATGGGACAAGACGTTTCAGATCTTTTTATAGGTCATGAAGTAGGACACGCATTATTTACTCCATACGAAGGTTGGCATGATAGCCCTGAAAAGCTAGAAGGCTGCCCTCGCACATATATCAACGTACTTGAAGATGCACGTATTGAAAGAAAAATCAAAGATGCATATGCAGGTCTCGTTGGTCCAATGGCTAGAGGATATACAAAACTATATAATCAAGGATTTTTTGGTGAAGACTTTATCGATGTTGATTGGGACGAAGTAAAACTTATTGATAAGCTTAATCTTAAAGCTAAAATTGGTAGACATTTAGATGTTCCTATGAACGATGAAGAAATGGTATTCTACGAAAGATCAATGAACACAAATACTTTTGATGAAGTATTACAACTAGTAAGAGATGTTCTTGCTTATACTAAAGAATTTCAAGAAGATCTTTTAACTCCACCACCAGCTCCTAAAGAAATGGAAGGTGGTAATGATGAGCAAGAAATGGATGGACCAGGACCAAGTGGCCATGATGACTTCGAAGGAGAACAACAAGATTCACAAGAAGATCATGACTCAGCTCCTGATCTCGAAGCTGAAGAAGAAAAGCCATCTCAAAGCACTCCTCAACAACAAGATGCTCCAAAAGCTGATGATGACGATGAAAAAGTAGATAAAGGTAATCCTAAGCAAGACGAAGATGTATCTATCTCAGATGAAAATTTTAGAAGATCAGAACATAAACTACTTGAAAAAGAAGAAAATGGAACTCAGCCTTTAGTAGGAAATGAATTCTCAAAAGAAGTTCGTAAAGAGTTAGTTACTCCTTACAAAGTATTAGCTAAAGAAAGAAAAGAAAGAATGGAAGCTAACTTTAACATGTTAGATGACATATCATCTAGCTATAAGTCAAAATCTTGGGATGAAATAAACGAAAAATATCCAGCGTATCTTAAGCAAGTTAAAAAGAATGTAAACTTTGCTGTAAAAGAATTTGAAATGAGAAAAGCTGGTTATAGATATACCAGAGCTCAGACAGCTAAAACTGGTTCTATCGATGTAAATAGATTATGGTCTTATAAAACTAACGATGATATTTTTGCAAGAGTTACTAGACTAGCAGATGCTAAAAATCATGGAATGATGATGTTTATCGATTTCTCTGGTTCTATGAATGATACTATTCCAGAAGTAATGGATCAGCTTTTACACTTAGCAGTTTTCTGTAAAGCAGTCAACATACCATTTGATGTTTATGGATTTACTAACACTAATACTAATCTAGCTCAATGGAGATATGATACAGATCCTGCTACAATCAAAACAGTTGATTCAAAAGAATCTGAAATATCTCACGCTGGGCTTTCGCTACCACAACTTATTACATCTACACTTAAAAAGAAAGACTATGATGAAGCGTTAAAACATATTTATCTAAGAGCTCAACTTGCAAAAGATAGTTACTCATACAGAGAGAGATATATTCTTTCTCCTAATGAAGACTATGGTTCAACACCACTTAACCAAACTCTTATTGCAGCTCACAGAATGGTTGATTCATTTAAAAGAGCAAACAACATTGATAATATGAATCTAGTTGTTATCTCTGATGGAGATACTAATTCAATAGACGTAGTTAAAAATCCAAACAGAGAATACACTAGTGTTAACAGATATGGTAAAACATATATTAACATTATGAACAAAAATGTTATGCTTGAATCAAATGGAAAAGACGGCACAGAATCTCTACTTAAAAATCTGCAAAAGAAATTTGGAGTTACTACTATCGGATTTTTTATCGCAGATAGTGGCCACAACTTTAAAAGAAAAATCTATGACTGTGATAGAGACGCGTACTGGGATGACGAAGTCAAGAAGTACAATAGAGAATACAGTAAAAACAAATGTGTAAGATTTAAAGATGCTTTAGGATATAGTGAATTCTATATTGTAAAGTCTGGTAAACAACTTGCAACTGAGAGTCTAGAATTTGCTCCAGATGTAGAAGCTTCAAAAGGTCAAATTACCACAGCCTTTAAGAAGTTTAGCAAGTCTAAAAAAGTTAACAAAGCATTGTTAACTAACTTTGGAAAAGTCGTTGCTGAATAACATCAACACTTTTCTGTCAATTATTTTCAATAAAAGTGAAAATAATCGTTTACATTACGCTGAAACTGTGGTATAATATAACAATAATAAGGATAAGGAGAAAACTATATTATGAATAACTTGAAAAAATCAACCGAAATTATCTTGAAGGAACTGGCTACCAGATATCCTGATCAAACTGATTTCAGAAAAAACCTCATCGTTGAGGTTGGAGAGTCATTTGGCTACTCAGGAAAAGACTGGGACCCACTTATGACAAAAGACAACCGTGTCAAAATAGGCACATATTCTTTGGCAGGTCTTATTGAACCTCTTAGAGAAGTAGTTAGCAATACAGTTGTTAACTCAATTCCAAAAATGGCTGCTCAAATGCAGTCAATCGTTAATGAAGAAAAGACGTTTGCAAAAACTGATCCTACCTTCATACCTTGGGGAGCATTTACTGACATCGTAAAGATTGTCAAATCAGATATGTTCTACCCAACATATATCTCTGGTCTCTCAGGCAATGGTAAAACATTCATGGTAGAACAAGCTTGCGCCAAAGTAGGCAAAGAGTTTATCAGAGTTCAAATCAATCCTGAAACAGACGAAGATGATTTGTTAGGTGGATTCAGACTGATCGATGGCGAAACAGTTTTTGCTAAAGGACCAGTTCTTAAAGCAATGGAAAATGGCGCAATCCTTCTCTTAGACGAGATTGATAGAGCAACAAACAAAATCATGTGCTTACAAGGTATCCTTGAAGGCAAACCAGTCCTAGTTAAAAAGACTGGCGAAATCGTAGAACCTAAACAAGGTTTCAATGTTATTGCAACAGCAAATACAAAAGGGCAAGGCTCTGAAGACGGCAGATTTACTGCAGCTTCTATCATTGATGAAGCATTCTTAGAAAGATTTACTATTTCAGTAGATCAGCAGTTCCCATCGCTTGCAACAGAGAAAAAGATTGTATTAAAACACATGGAGAAATTTAACTGTGTAGACATCGACTTCGCTGATAAGCTCGTAACATGGGCTGACATTATACGTAAAACATTTTACGACGATGGTGTTGATGAAGTAGTCTCAACAAGAAGACTTTGTCATATTGTACAAACATTTTCTATCTTCGAAAAGAGAGACAAAGCAATTGACTTATGTATCTCAAGATTCGATGAAGATACTAAAGAAGCATTTCTTGATCTCTATACGAAAGTAGATGCAGATCAAATAGTTTCTGAAACAGATGAATTTGTTGAGTACGACGAAGTAGGAGACACAATTGACGATGTTCAGTAAAAAACCACAAATTAAACATATCGATTATAAGTTTAATGAAAAAGCTCTGATTACAGAGCTTCAGACTTATATCGACAAAACTTATGGAGGCCATTATTCGAAGAATCAGTTTCAATCAACTGAATTTATCATTGATTGTGGTCATGGTATGGGATTCGCTTTGGGCAATGTACTTAAGTACGCTCAAAGATATGGCAAGAAAGAAGGACACAATAGAGCAGATCTTTTAAAGATTCTCCACTATAGTATCATTGCACTTAACTGTCATGACAAAATGAATGAAAAATAATCGTTTACATAATGCGTAAACTATGGTATAATATAATATAATGGAGAAAATATGAACCTATCAAATGACACCTTGAATGTGTTAAAAAACTTTGCAACAATTAATCCAAACTTGGTATTCAAACCAGGCTTGAAACTTAAAACTATTTCAGAGTCTAAAACTATCTTAGCATCAGCAACGATTGTAGAAGACTTCCCACAAGAGTTTGGAGTCTATGACTTAAACGAATTCTTGTCAGTACTTAGTCTTATTGATCAGCCAACATTACAATTTGAAGCTAAGTCAGTATTAATCAAAGGCGGTAATTCATCTCAACAGATTAGATACTACTTTTCTGAAGCTGATATTCTTACAACACCGCAAAAAGATATTCAAATGCCTGATCCAGAACTTGGAGTAAACATCGAAGAAGATAAACTAAATCAGATTCGTAAAGCTGCAGCAGTTCTTGGTCATACTGAATTATCATTAACAGGTAACAATGGATTGATCACAGCATCGGTCTTAGATACTAAAGATTCAACTTCAAATGTATTTGAGCTTGAATTAGATAAAGACAACTCATGTAAGAATGAGTTTCAATTCGTAGTAAGTATTCCAAACTTAAAGCTACTACCAGGCGATTACTTTGTAAGCATCAGCTCAAAGCTAATCTCTAACTGGACTAATAGCAATTACCCAGTGGATTATTTTATTGCTCTTGAGAAAAACTCAAGCTACAATGTATAAATATATTGTAGGAATGGAAGATGCTGCATGGGGCGGGTCTTCTTATTTTCGTAACTATGCATAGGAGAAAATTATGACAGAAGAAGTGAATACCACTGAAACTGAAACAACAGAAATGCCAGAGCAAGTTCAGCTTTCTTTACAAGACATCGCTACAATGGTACAAATTATCGATATTTGTTCTAAAAGAGGTGGATTTGAAGGACCAGAGCTTGAATCAGTTGGAGGACTACGTAACAGAGTTGTTACTTTCCTTAACGCTGCATCAAAAGGAGCTGATGAAGCTCCTGAAGGACAGGTACCTGTTGAAGAACCAGCTTCAGAAGAATAACAACAGAGAGGTGAAAGTCCTCTCACAATTTAAGGATATATTATGACAACAAATGACAAAGCCAATCTGCTCGAGGCTTTACAAAAAGGGCAAGTAACAGTATCATTTACTAAAATTGATACAGGCGAACTAAGAGTAATGCCTTGTACGCTTAACAAAGACATTCTTAAAGAGAATGGAATTGAAACTACTATTAACTATTCATCGAACTCAATGGAAGCTTTTCCTGTTTGGTCGTTAGACAAATCAGCATGGCGCTCATTTCGATTAGATACGGTAGAATCATGGGAGGTCATCAATGGATGAATTCCTATGGGTTGAAAAATATCGACCAAAGAAAGTAGAGGAATGTGTCCTCTCTCAAGATCTAAGTAAGATCTTCTCAAACATTATAACCAAAGGCGAACTTCAGAATATGATGTTCACTGGGACAGCAGGTACAGGAAAGACCACTGTTGCCAGAGCACTTTGCAACGAATTGGATTTAGACTATATTGTCATCAATGGTTCAGAAGAATCAGGCATTGATACTCTAAGAAACAAAATCAAACAATTCGCTTCGTCAGTTTCCTTATCTGGTGGCTACAAAGTAGTCATCCTTGACGAAGCGGATTACCTTAATCCACAATCCACTCAACCAGCTTTACGCGGATTCATTGAAGAGTTTAGTAACAATTGTAGGTTTATCCTTACATGTAACTTTAAAAATCGTGTAATCGAACCACTGCATTCAAGATGTAGTGTCATTGAATTTGCTATGCCAAAGAAAGAAAGAGATGCTTTAGCTGGTCAGTTCATGCAAAGAGTACAGCAAATCTTACAAGTAGAAAGTATTAATTCAGATCCAGCAGTACTTGCTGAGCTAATAATTAAATACTTCCCTGATTTTCGTAGAACACTTAATGAGTTACAACGATATTCAAACTTTGGTAAAATTGACAGTGGTATATTAGTTAACGCAACTGATATCAGTCTTGATACTCTAATGAACTCTCTTAAACTTAAAAACTTTAAGCAAATGAGACAATGGGTTGCAGATAACATTGACACTGAACCAGCTGCTATGTTTCGTAAGATATATGATAACATGGGCGAATTCGTAGAGCCACAATCAATACCTCAATTGGTACTTATCTTGGCTGATTATCAATATAAAAACAGTTTTGTTGCTGATCATGAATTAAATATGGTCGCATGCTTAACTGAAGTTATGGCAGGAGTTAAATTCAAATGAATTGGAGTATAGTTAAAGTTTATTATGCTGATGGCGAAGACGTAATGTTTCGAGTCGTGGGTATAGATGAATCAGGTATTATTTCTAGAGAACGAGTTTTTCACACTGAACTTGATGCTGAAAAGTATCTCCTCGAAAGAAAAACTAAACAAGCACTTGGCATATGAACCCATTTGAATACTTAAAAGCAATCAATGAATCTAAGAAAGATATCATGGTTGATGACTTATCTGAAAAAGAATATAATCCTTTTATAATCAATAAAGGTTTATCATACTTTAAAGACACAGTATTGTATGCAAATGAAATGAATAAGAACCACACCCTAGACCATCGTCTTCAGTTTGATTTTCTTATAAATATAATAAGGAAGAAAAAGAGATGGTCTAAATGGATTAAAGCAGATGAAGTTGCTAATCTCGAACTCATCAAAGAATATTATGGATATAGTAATGAGAAAGCTAAATCTGCATTAACGTTAATGAGTAATGAACAAATTGAACAATTGAAATTGAGGATTTATAAGGGTGGAAAACGATAACATTCAAATAACCGACTGGACGCCTAGCCATATGCTAGAAGTCAGTCTAAACGAACCAGACGACTTTTTAAAGATAAGAGAAACTCTTACTCGAATAGGAGTCGCATCAAGAAAAGACCAAAAACTTTTTCAGTCTTGCCATATATTACATAAGCAAGGCAGGTACTTTATAGTACATTTTAAAGAGCTCTTTCTATTAGATGGTAAGCCATCTAATTTATTAGAAAACGATATAGAACGTAGAAATACTATAACGACATTACTTGCAGATTGGGGACTAGTATCAATAGTTAATCCCGAGAAAGCAAAAGGTATTGCTCCATTAAGACAAATCAAGGTGATCCCCTTTAAGGAAAAATCACAATGGGAGCTCTGTCCAAAATACAACATTGGGAACACGCAAAATAAGGAATGACAAAACAGTTAAAAAGAATGAAACTGATTCCTAAAACAAAACAACTCGAAGATCAGCTAACACTTGCTGGATATCTCTTCACGTTTGGATTAGGAATATATTTAGGAATATTGGTAACGGGACTATAAACCGTTATAAATAAAAGTGGATGCCGAATTATCGGGTCCATATATTAACCTTGCTATTATAGGAGGAAATTAAAATGGTAAGAAATACTTTGAACGTACCACGTTCATTATTCGTCGGATTTGATACATTGTTTGAAGACTTAGAAAGAATTCATGCAAGTGCTAGATCTGGTAATGATAACTATCCACCACACAACGTCGTAAAGATCGATGAAGAGAAATTCTTGATTGAGCTAGCGATTGCAGGATTTAAGAAGTCTGATATTGACATAGAGTTAAAGGACGGCATTCTTAAAATCAAAGGTGAAGTGGAACCAACAGAACGTGAGTATGCATATAAAGGCATTTCATCTCGCAAATTTGAGAAGAGCTTCCGCCTCTCAGAATTTGTCGTAATAGATGGTGCTGATCTTGAAGATGGTATACTCGTAGTTTATGCTAGAGTTGAACTCCCAGAAGAGAAGCGTCCTAGGAAGATCGAATTAGGGTCTACTGGGTCAAAGAAAAAAGCCTTTTTAAAAGGCTGATGACGGCGAATCTCAGTAGTAATATTTAATTTCTACTGGAGAAAATAATGAAACATATAATCCATTACATGGAAAAATATGACGACATTAATGAGACCTTAACCGCATTGATAATTGGAATGACATGCATTGGCATTGCGCCGATAACAGTCCTGTTATCATTATAGTTAAGATCATTGATAATCATGCGGGGCTAAGAAATTAGCCCCAACCTTTATTGAAAATAATCACAAAAATACGTTTACAAAACAACCAAACTATGGTATAATATACCTATGCTACAATTTTACACTAATGTTTCTCGCTATGGCAATCAAATTCTTTTAAGAGGATATGATCATGGACGAAGAATTGAAAAGAAAATCAAATACGAACCAATCTTATTTACATCGACTAATCTTAAAACGTCGTATGTTGCTCTTGATGGAACTCCTGTCGGTGTAGCAAACGCCGGAAAGAGATTCGAGTCTATGAGGACTGCAAACGAATACGTAACAGCAAACAAAGGCGTAGCTGGAAAGACCATATATGGTAATACTAAATACATCCCTGCGTTTATCAATGACTATTATCCAGGCAATGTAGGATTTGATCGTAATAAAATCAATGTAACAACAATCGATATCGAAGTTCAATCCGATGATGGATTTCCTGAGCCTGAAAAAGCTGACCATAAAGTAACAGCAATCTGTATGAAAAGTAATATTGGAGAGACATATTACGTATGGGGACTTGGCGATTATGATGTAGAAAAATCGTATATGAAAAACAATATGGTCATCTATCGTAAGTTCGATCGTGAAGACGACTTACTCATTAACTTTATTACTCACTGGTCATCTCAACAATATTGTCCAGACGTTATCACAGGTTGGAACAGTCGTTTCTTTGATATTCCATACCTTGTCAATAGAATCAATCGTATGCTTGGCGAAAGCTATGTCAAAAGACTTAGTCCTTGGGGATTAGTCGATCGACAAGAAGTAACTAAAATGGGTAGGACTCAAACTGCTTATGAGCTAAAAGGTATATCTCAACTTGATTACTTAGACTTATTTAAAAAGTTTGGTTATTCGTATGGTCCTCAAGAGACATATAAACTAGACCATATTGCTAATGTTGTCCTAGGAGAAAAGAAACTTTCTTACGAAGAGTATTCAAATCTACATACTTTATATAAACATAACCATCAAAAATTTATTGACTATAATATCAAAGACGTTGAGCTAGTAGATCGTATCGAAGACAAGCTTGGTCTTATTACTCTCTGCATGACGATGGCTTATAAAGGCGGCGTTAACTATAATGATACCTTTGGTACTACTTTGATATGGGATACGATCATTTATCGTAAACTCTTTGCAAACAATATTATTGTACCATTTATCGAAGATAAAGCAAAGTCATCTTATCCAGGTGGTTTTGTAAAAGATCCTCATGTAGGAATTCACGATAACGTAGTATCGTTTGACTTAAACTCGCTTTATCCTTCTATCATTATGCAATACAACATGTCTCCTGAGACAATTGCAAGTGGTGAGATTACTCAGTTCGATATTGAAAGCGTTCTAAGTAAATCGACAAGACCAGACAATCGTGGCAAAGCTCTTGCAGCTAATGGCCAATTCTTTCGAACTGATAAACCAGGCATTGTTCCATTTATCATCGATGAGATGTATAATGAACGTGTAACGATCAAACAAGAAATGATTGATGCTCAAAAAGAAATGCAGAAGGTAGACAAAGAAGACAAACAAGAAATGTATCGTATCGAAAGAGATATTGCAATCGCTGAAAACAAACAAATGTCTATTAAGATTCTGCTTAACTCGCTTTATGGTGCAATGGGTAATCGTTACTTTAGATTCTTTGACCAAAGAATTGCTGAAGCTATTACTCTTACAGGACAGCTTACAATTCGTTGGGCTGAATATGCGTTAAATCAATATCTTAATAAAGCAATGCAGAATACAACATGGAAAGACTATATCGTAGCAATCGATACTGATTCGCTTTACGTAACTCTCGACGATGTTGTAAAGAAATTTAAACCTATAAATCCAATTGACTTTATGGATAAGCTCAGTCAGGAAGCTCTTGAACCAGCTTTAGAAAAGTCTTATGCAGATCTTTATAGTATTCTTGGTGGTGTAGATAATCGTATGGTTATGAAACGTGAAGCAATCGCTGATCGTGCTCTTTGGACTGCTAAGAAACGTTACATAATGAATGTGCATGACAACGAAGGCGTAAGATATGCTGAACCTAAGATGAAAATCATGGGTATTGAAGCAATTAAATCTTCTACTCCAGCTCCTTGTCGTAAAGCTCTTAAAGAAATGTTTAATGTTATTATGAAAGAGGATGAACAATCAGTACAAGCTGCAATCGAACAATTTAAGAACTATTTTAAAACTCTTGATCCAGATGAGATTGCATTTCCTCGTGGAGTAACTCAAGTCAAGAAATGGCAGGATAGAAATACTCTTTATAAGAAGGGTACTCCTATTCATGTTCGTGGATCGATCTTATACAATAAACTTGTCGAAGACATGAGTCTTAAAAAGAAATACGAACCAATTCAAAATGGAGAAAAGATTAAGTTCTTATATCTTCGTCAACCAAATTCAATACACGAAAATGTGATATCGTTTCCAGACTATCTGCCAGAAGAATTTGGCTTAAGGAAATATATTGATTACGAATTACAATTTCAAAAAACATTCCTCGATCCGATTGATCCGATCTTGGATGCTGTGGGTTGGACATCTAAAGAAGTCGCATCATTGGAAGATTTCTTTGGATAAAATAATGAAAATAAACCTTTACATTATGCCAGAACTATGGTATAATAGATATACATATGGAGAAAAATATGAAATTAATTAGACTATCCTCAGGAGAGGAAGTA